TGTCTATCATTTTGCCGCGTGGGACCGGGAGCTGACGGCGGAAGAGATCGCCTGGCTCCATGCCGAGCCCTATGCCCTGCTGCGCCCGCGCCGGCGGCGGTTGTTTTATGTGGTGAGCAGTGGCACGTCGCCGATTGCCGGATCGACGCCGATCACCCTGACGCCAAGCGGCAGCTTGGGCGGGCGCGGCGCCTTGGCGGGTACCGGCTCGCTTCTGCTCGGCGCGTCGGCGACCTTGGCCGGGACCGGCGCCCTGGCCGGAAGCGCATCGGCGACGCTGACGCCGGGCGGGACGCTCGCCGCCATCGGCCGGCTGATTGCGACATCGCAGATCGTCATCACGCCAGGCGCGACACTCGCCGGCACCGGTGCGCTCGCCGGCACCGTGCCGGTGATCATCACGCCGACGGGCGCGCTGACCGGTATCGGGTCGGGTGCCATTGCCGGCGCGATCCCGATCACCCTAACACCGGCGGCGACACTGACCGCCAAAGGGGCGTTAGCCGGCGCGGCGCCCGTCACGATCAGCTTGGCCGGAACGCTCGAAGGCTTGGGCGCGCTCAGCGGTGCCGCAGCCATGACCGTGGCGACAACCGCGGCGATCGAAGGACGCGGTGCGCTCGTTGGCTCTGCCGGCCTTGCCGTGGTGCCGACGGCCGCCTTGCAGGGCCTCGGGCGCTTGCTCGGCGCCGCGGACATGACGTTGCTGCCGGTGGGCACGTTGGCCGATGCGGCGGCGCGAAACGTCTTTGCCGGCAGCGTCAGCGATGCGGCTTTGGGGGCCGCCGTGTTGGCCGAGACGACGACGTGGCGGGCGGTACCCTCGGACGTCGCATTCGGCGCGGCGCTGATCGGCGACAAGAAGGCGGGCTAGGATGACGCAAGCCAAGGTCAACAGCTATGCCAAGGGGCAAAGGGTGCGGCTCTCGGTCGTCTTCACCGATGATCAGCAGGCGCCGGTTGACCCCGATGCCAGTGTGATCGTCAAGTACAAGGACCCGGCGGGCGCGGTGACCACCAAGACCTACCTGACTGACCAGGAGGTGGTGCGCGACGGCACCGGTGCTTACCACATCGACGTCGACCCCAACCAAGCCGGGACGTGGGATTACCGGTGGGAGGGCAGCGGCGCCAACACCGTCGCCGCCGCCGAAGGGAGCTTTCTGACAGTCAGCAACTTCTGACATGCGCCGCGGCGATCGCAACCGCCCGGCCGCCAGGCAATCCGACCGCCAGCTCGGGTCCTTCCCAGGCCCTCAACGCTTGCGGGCAACTTTAGTGCGGGAAATTTCCAGTTTTTGTGCTTCTCAGAAGGCTAAAAAGCTAAAGAAATCAGACACATTCAGTCGGTTTCGCCGGATTGGGCGAGCCGGGCTGTAATAATTTCGACAGGCTAGGACATGACGGACGCCGAACACAGTTTGATCGTCAGCAAGAGCGAATACGCGCGGATGCGTGGGCGAAGCCCGGCCGCTCTGTCGCACTGGATCCGGGAAGGCAAGCTGACGCCGCCGGCGCTGATCGGCTCCGGCCGGACGGCCAGGATCGATGTCAAGCTGGCGGACGAACAACTGGCGACGACCCTCGATATCGGCCAGCAGCTCGCTCAGCCCGCGCCGGTCGCAGCCAACGGCGGCGGCCTGCCGCTCGACGACCAGGCCCGGCTGCGCCGCGCTAAGGTCGAGCGCGAAGAGATCGAGGCGAGGATGGCCCGAGCCCGCGAGGAAAGGGAGCTGGGCCGCTGGCTGCTGGCGGCCGAGGCCGAAAAGGCCTGGCGCCGCGAGCTCGTCGATCTGCTCGCCGGCTTTGAGCTGTTCCTGACCTCGCTGGCGGCTGACCTGGCGGCCGGCCTCGATGTCGATGTGACCAAGGTCGTCGAGATCACCGACGACGCATTCCGTGCCTGGCGCTCGGCCCAGGCCGACGCAGCAGCGAAGCGGGCCGGAGGGGCGACACAATGATGGACGCGGCGCTTCAACGCTTTTTGGGTGATCCTTCGACCGCCGCTGCCACGGTCATGGCCGAAGAGCTGCGCCCGCCGCTGCCGGTCGATCTCGAAGCCTGGGCGGTCGAGCACGTCACCTTCGGGCCGGAAAGCCCATTCCCGGGCCCTTACGACGTGAAGCGCTTTCCGTTCTTCAGCCGCATTCTGGAGGTACTCTCGCCGGATCATCCGGCCCGGGTCGTGGTGTTCCGAAAATCGGCGCAGCTCGGCGGCACGGTGCTGGCGCAGATCTTCGTCGGTGGCTGCCTGGCCCTCGTCCCCGGCCCGATGCTCTACACGCATCCGACCGACGGCAATGCGGCGCGCTGGTCGAAGACCAAGTGGGGCGTGATGGTTCGTCAGACCCCGGCCTTGCGCAAGGTCTTCGGCGCCGCGCGCTCGCGCGACACGGCGAACTCGACCCTTTACCAGGAGCGCCGCGACGGCCGCGGCTATCTGTTGATCTCGGGGGCGAACTCGCCGGCGCAGCTGTCGATGGTGTCGGTCCCGCGCCAGGTCCAGGACGACCTCTCCAAGTGGGAGCTCAACAACGCCGGCGATCCGGAGGACCAGGCGGATTCGCGCTCCAAGGCCTTTGCGCGGGCGAAGATTTTCAAGATCGGTACGCCGCTTCTGGAGCAGACCTGCAAGATCACGCGCGCCTTCGACAACTCGACCCAGGAGCACTTCCACCTGCCCTGCCCGCACTGCGAGCACTTCCAGCCGCTCGATTGGGACAACATGCTGGCCAACCTCGACGAGGAGAAACCGGACGATGCCCACTTCACCTGCACATCCTGCGGTGCCGTGATCGAGCACAAGCACAAGCACTGGATGGTCAGCCGCGGCCGCTGGGTCGCCCACAATCCGGGCGCCCATGACGTCGGCTTCTACCTGTGGGCGGCCTACAGCCCGCTTGAGTCCTGGGCATCGATTGCCCGGGCCTGGCTCCGCGCCCAGGGCGACCCGGCGAAGGAACAGACCTTCCTCAACGATTACGTCGGCCGCGCCTACCGGCAGGAAGGCGAGGCTCCGAAGTGGGAAGCGATCCGCGCCCGGGCCGAGGCCTCCGGCCATCAGTTGGGGCGCATCCCGCCGGGTGCGCTGCTGATCACCGCCGGCGTCGACTGCCAGGTCGATCGCGTCGAGGTCCACGTCAAGGGCTTCGGCCGCGACCTGAAACGCTGGACGATCGACTACCGGGTGATCGAAGGCCACATCTCGGAGGAACGTTGCCGCGCGGCGCTCGATGAGCTGCTGCGCGAGACCTGGCCGGACGCCTTCGGGAACGCCCGCGGCATTGAGCAGCTGGCGATCGACGCCGGCTACGCCAAGGTCGACGTGTTCGACTGGGCACGCAAGCATCCGCGCGAAAAGGTCATGTGCGTGCGCGGCGCCCACGGGAACAACGCCGCCGATCTGTCGGTGGGCCGGCCGGAACTGGTCACCGTCGGCGGCCGGCGCATCCGCTCCGGCATCAAGATCTGGTGGGTCGGCGTCTCGCCCTTGAAGGCCTCGTTTTACAAGCACCTGCACAAGGAAGACCCGATGGAGCGTGGCTTCTGCGCCTATCCCACCGGGCTGGACGAGGACTTCTACCGCCAGCTCACGGCCGAGCGCTGGGTCCAGGTGCGTCTGCGCACGGGCTACATCGACTATCGCTGGACCAAGGATGCCGGACAGGCCAACGAGGTCCTGGACACCGAAATCTACGCCGAGGCGGCGGCCATCCGGCTGGGCTGGAAGCGGCTCACGGACGAGCAGTGGGACCGCGAGCAGGCTGAGCGCGAACGTCCCAACGACGCGCCCCAGCTCGATCTTCTCGATCCCGATCGCTCGGCCCGGCCGGCCCAGGCGGCGAAGCCTGTCGCCGTTGCGGAGCCGGAGCCGCAACCGGTCGTGGATGCCGGCGAAAACTGGGTGTGAGCATGGCGGATCTGACGACCCTGCAGAGCTGGCTGACGGCCGCCGAGCAGGCCCATCACGAGCTGCGCATCGGCGCGCGCGCGGTGAAGGTCAACTACGACGGCCAATCTGTCGAGTATTCGCAGGCTTCGGCCGACAAGCTGCTGCGCTACATCCGCGACCTCAAGCGCCAGATTGCCGAGCTCACCGGCACCGAGCCGGAGGTCAACACCACAAAGGTGGATTTCTGTGACTGATCAGACCAGGCTTCTCGACCCGCACGGCCGCCCGATCCCGCGCGCCCAGGTCTT